TTTTAAGATTAGCTCAAATATCGGGTTTAACAGAATTATTTGCAGATAAGGAGTTTTCAAAAGCATGGGAAACTGAGCCAATGACAAAAGTATCTTAATGCAATCTAAGAAGTACAGCATAATAGAGAGTGTAGCTAATACCGTAATAGGGTTAGTTACCTCTTTTATTATTCAAATAATAATATATCCTTTGTTAGGTATTCCAGTAACCATATCGCAAAATGTAATAATTACTTTTGTTTTTTTTATAGCTAGTGTATTGAGGGGTTATTTAGTTAGGAGATATTTTAATAAAAAAGAATGAGCCTAAAGAAACCTAAACCTAGTAATTACGTTATCAAAAATATAAGACAAAAAAAATTACTATATTTACAGACGTGAACGAAGCATTCATAAAAGAAAAGAGGCAAGTAATTGAAACAGCTTGTAAGAATATTTGTAAGCATTCTGACATATGGCAAGACTTAGCGCAGGAGGTTAACATATATTTTTTGACAAATGAGTTACCGAATAACCTCAACAAAATAGATGGGTTTATTTTCGTGGTGGCTTATAAGATGTTTCACTTGTCAGGTAGCGAGTTTAATCGTTTGCACTTTGACAATGTATTAAGAGAATCTACTGAGCTAGACTATTTAAAGTTAAAAGATATTCCGTATATTAGTAACAATGTTTATAAGGAGTACCTAGAACAAGTGAAACAGCTAGACGAAATGGAGCGTATTTGGGTAGAGGAGATAGTTAAAAGAAACCTATCAATAAAACTATTTAGCGACCACACAGGAATACACAGAGCCACAGCTAAGGAACGAATGGAAAGTATTTACAATAAATTAAGAAAGCAAAACAAATGATTATAATAGTAATATCAATTTTAGCAGTACTAGCATGGACTAGTCTTTTTAAACAAACCTTTTCAACTAAGGAAGGTTTTAGATATGTTTACCAACCGATAAGTAAGATACTTTATACTTTAGACTTTAAGCCTCTTAACTGCGCTTATTGTTTATCGTTTTGGATAGGTCTAGCTTTTAGTATTGTTTCACTAGACATTACTTACATGGTTATATTTTTATATTTCGCTTTTAGAGATGGAAACGACCTTATAGAATGGTTTAAAAATAACATTGACAGAGTTATAAAAAGATAATGAATTACAGAGAACTTAAATGGGGGGCTTTAAAGAGCTATGCAACTAAGCTAGGTATAAACACCAAAGGAATGACTAAGGAGGTTATTTTAGAGTGGTTAGATGCAATGCCCGATGTGGCTCATGGAATAGAGGAGCTAACACCTTTTACTGGAATAAAACAAGAACACCCATTGTTTGACGAGGTAGAACCTTACTTGCCTTATTTAAAAGCGTATAAAAAGTTAAATGCTATTAGTCCTAACCCTCAGGTAAACGAAGCAATAGCTACTTTGTTTTTAAAGTATATTGAGCAGGACAAAAACGTAAGATTGAATCTAGGTTGTGGAATATGTAAGCAGAGATATTACCAAAGAATGATAGCAGGTTATAACAGACTGGTGGAGGAGTATGGAGGAGATAAGATATAAGCGTAATGGATGAGCAAGAAAATGTATATAGCTATTGCTTAGAAGTGCATGAGGATGGTCAGCTTTATATGGTAACTGAATACATGAACGGTTATATTACTATTTGGGCAGCAAATGCAACTATAGAAACAGAGGGAGAAGTATATTTTATAAATTTATATGAAGATTAAACTATCTACAAGACTGGTACTCATAGGTAAAAAGAAAGTAATTAAAATACCTTTTGACAGAAGAGGTTACCTACAAGGCAAGAACGAAAAGAAAGTATGGGATAAGTATAATGCTTTTTGTAATTTAGCACCTTTAGTTTGGAGTAGATTTGGGATAGTTATACAAATAAGATGCGAGCCTTTAGATGTATTAGATATTAATTATGTAAAGAAAATAAAAAAAATAGTCAGTAACTTTGATATAGACAACTGCGATTTATATAAGCTACAAAATTGGGGAATGTACAAAGGAAAGCAAGTATTACTAGATTACGGAATAGACGAACGAATAAGCAAAATGTATTAAATGAAGATTAAACGTAAACACTATAAAGCCTTGCAGTATGCCTCACTTATTCAAAGATGGAAATACTTACCTCCTAACTTCATATTTGAAGTGGTAAACAATAGCGAGGTAAACGAAGGAATGTTAAACAGAATTAGAATAGAGCAGAATGGTAAAAGAATATGAAGCAATGGATTGGAGTAAAGAATACACATACAAGGATAAAAAGATATACATAAGTCACGAGACTAAGAAGTATATTATCTGTTCTTTTAACGAGAATGGACAAGGAAAGTTTAAGTTAGAGAAAAGCGAGTTTTATGGCTAGGCATATTATTATTTTCTTCTCTGCTTTATTCTTAGAAATCGGAAGCACAATGTATATTAATAGCGTAGCAGACAAAGCAATGATAAGCACAATGTTTTGGGCTTTCTTAGGGCCGTTTATAGCTTTACCTTTTGCAGGCTTTGTAGCAGATGCTAAAACATGGCTAGAAAGATTTTACTTAGCTTTATCTTCTTCTATAGGATATACAGTAGGCGCGTTAATAAGTATGTATTTTATTTTAAAGTAATGGAGAAAGAACTAACACCCAAAGAGCAGAAATTTGCAGAGCTATGTGTAACACTAGGCAACCAAACAGAAGCGTATAGACAGGCTTATAATGTATCTAATCCCGATGCAGATTGGCATTGTTCTAAAGCATCCCACTTAGCAAAGAAACTAAGTGAGCAAATAAGTGAATATAGGAATAGTGGAAATATAACCTTTAAGCCACAACCTAAAAAAATAAGCGGATATGTTTACATACTAGATATTGAGGGGTTTAATTATTACAAAGTTGGTTTGAGTAGGAATGTACCTAGCAGAAAAAAAGCTATTCAAACATTAGTACCTTTTAACATTAGTATAGTTAGAACTATTTATGTAAATGACTGCAAAGCAATAGAGCAAGAGATACACGAAAAGCTAAAAGATTATAGGTTTAAAGGAGAATGGTTTGAATGTGATGTAGATATTATTAATAAAGTATTTGATAAGTATGAATAAATTAACACCTAAGGAACAAAATTTTGCTGAATTATGCGTAAGTTTAGGGAATCAAACGGAGGCTTATAGGCAGGCTTATAATGTCACTAATAAAGATGCTGAGTGGATTAAAGTAAAGGCTTCACAGATAGCAAGTAAGGATAACGTAAGGTTAACTATCAACAAACTAAAGGGAGAGCTATCTGAAACGCATGGAATAGACAGAGCATTTATCTTACAAGGCTACTTGCAAATCATAAGCGATGCAGACTACACTTTCCAATTAGGAGCAGACAATACACTAACCAAAGAAGATAAGCAAGCCTTTTATAGAATCATGAACCAAACCAAAAACACAGATAAGATAAGAGCATTAGAAGCTATCTCTAAAATGATGGGATTGAATGAACCTGAGGTGATAGAGCATAAGCATACTGTTAAAACTTACAAGACTAATTGGGGGTAAATTGGAGGAGGTAGACTTATATAGGCCACACCCAAAACAAAGGGAAATACATAAGGCACTAGACACAGACATTAAGTATTGTATAGTTTCTATTGGTCGGCAATTTGGGAAGTCTACACTAGGAGAAAATCAATCTATTAAATGGGCTTTAGAAAATAGTCAATGGAAAATAGGATGGGTTTCTCCAATATACAAACAAGCTAAAAAAGTTTTTAAGGACATAGAGAAAGCTGTAATAGGCTGCCCATTTATTACCAACATCAATAAAGGAGATTTAATCCTAGAATTCGATACAGGGAGTACAGTTCAATTCTATAGTGCAGACGCATATGATAGTATTAGAGGAGAAACCTTTGATGCTCTTATTTGCGATGAGTTCGCTTTCTTTAAACCTGAGGCATGGAATGAAGTCTTAAAAGCTACTGTATTAGTTAGAGGTAAAAAGGTACTTATCTTATCAACTCCAAAAGGCAAGAATCAATTCTATAATTTGTTTAACCTAGCCGAACACAATAGCAACTATATTTCATTTAGAGGTAGCTCATACGATAACCCTTTTATAGACCCCGAAGAAATAAGAGAAGCCGAAAGGAACTTACCCGACCATGTATTTAAACAAGAGTACTTAGCTGAGTTTTTAGATAATGGGAGTAGTGTATTCAGAAATATACAAGAGTGCGTTAAAAGCTCTAATAACACCTCTAGCCTTTATGCAGGTATTGACTTAGGACGCTCGGATGATTATACAGTCTTAACTATTGTAGATAATAACAATATAGAAGTCTATTCCGAAAGGTGGAGGCACATGGAATGGAGCAGCATAATTAATAACATTGTAGAGCAACTAAATAAGTTTAGACCGAATACATTAGTAGAAA